CCTTTGTACCTTCTTCGAGTTCAGACGCTACTTCATCAAGTTCCTCTTCAGACTTTGCTGCAATCTGCTTATTTGCAAATGCTTTCTTTGATGCGAGGATATCAGCAGCAATCTGCTTCTGAAGTTCAAGTACCTTTACTGCCTCCTCTGGTGTAACACCGCGGATAGCTTCGAAGGTCATCTTATTCCATGATACTTCACCCTTTTCCTGGAATACCGATGAAAGTTTAGTAAGAACTGTTGGACATGCTCGCACGTTCCTTTCGTAAGTGAGAAGTGAATACATTGATGATCCCTTAAGGTTCATCTGGTACGCTTCGCCTTCGTGTAGGATATACATCACGCGCTCATCCTTGAGTGATGACTTTGTTTTGCCATCCTTGTCAACGAACAAGTACATATCCTTCAACTGCTGTGGAGTCCCGCGAGCGATTTCCTTTCCATCTTCGAAAAGAGGAATCTCTTCATCCTGTGAATCAAACACAGGGGTATTGCGCCAAAGATCTTTTGCTTCATCGAACGCCTTCAACTGATGACGCTTGTAAAAGATAATTGCTTCGATTTCCTGTCCAAGTTCCTCTTTTTCATACTTGGTCTTTGTGCCAACCTTCTTACCTTTTGCATCGAGGATATCTTCCTTTTTGTCTGTTGGACGATCAATATAAAACTCTCCGGCTGCGTGGGTTACAGTAATCTTTTTAGTTTTACCTGTTCCGGTTGATTCGGTCTGATCCTGTGAGTACATACCAATTCGAGTAAATGAGATTCGCTTTCCGCCTTCCTCTTGAGGATAAGCTGCTGCGAGTTGCTCCATTACGTCTGCGTTTGCGATTGTTATTTCTTTGGTTTTGGTTGACATGTTTTTATTTGTTTTTTAGTTTGTGTTTTTTCGAGTGTAAAGTATTCGGTGTTTGTTAATAGAGATGTAGATACTTTGACTACATATCCATTTTTCTCTGCGATCATTGATGACAAGTCACGCAATGCAAGAAGTTTTATTCTTGTATTGATTGCATGTTTTGTTTGAGCATCATCGAGCGAGTAGAACTTTTCTTTTAACCAATCAAAGTGATTTTCAAGTTCAATGATTTTGAAATTGATATAAAGCAATATGATTGTGAGTGTGATAATTGGTAGAATGATTGATAGCATTTTTTATGTGTTTAATTTTGTGTTTTTTATTTCGACCTGTATGTATTATATGCTTTCGTATAACATTTGCAATGCTTCCGCATGTGGATAACTAAAAAGAGCACTTTGCGTGCTCTTTTTAGTTATTTCTTTTTCTTTTTACAGGCCATAAAGTTGAGTTTAATTTTCTTAACCGGGAACGGTTCGCCGGCATTTTTAAGAAGATTGATGTACTCGCGTTCGCGTGAGTTAGGACGACCATTCGTTATTCTTAAATCAAATGAGTGTCTATCAAACTTTCCGGCATACCTGATACGTGTCACGCGGATAATGTTTTTCGGAGAGAGAAACTTTGTCGCTTTTATAGCGCCAGTTTCTATGAGTATTTTAATTATGGTTTCGTACATAGTCTTGCATTTCTAAAACTGTTTTGTTTATCCGTGCCCCAAATTCGAGCAAATGTTTCATCGACCTTTTTGTTTCAAATGTTCGCACGTCATTTTCATCTTTTAGAGCGATTGAGAAATCACCAAGTTCACAGGTGGGGAGCCAGTGAATGAGTAACTTGTAATCCTCTGGCTTTTCTTTCTTGATGATGTAGAGAAGGAATAAGTAGAAGGTAAGCTGTCCGGTTTCATCTGCTCTCTTTTTATCCCACGCTTTTTTACCTGTCTTATAGTCAGCAAGTAGTTTGTTTGTAAGACACAGACCATCTGGTATACCAACGAGCGGAATGCGGTTGAACACCGCACGCATTTTGTACTGCATCTCAGGATATCGCGGGAGCTTTGGAATAAAGTCCGGGTCATTCTGTATGCGTTTGTCGACGTATGAACCGAAGTCCATTTCTTTCGATTGATCGCGTTCACCGAGAATATAGTTTCTATACCATTGCTCTTTATCGTACTCAAACGACGACAATGCGCTCCATGAGAGCGGGCGTGATTCTAGGAATGCGAATATATCGAAGTTTTTATTTTGCATTTTCGTTTGTGAGTAATATCCATGTCGCGCGCTCACCTTCCCAAACATAGACGCGGTTGTCTTCTCCGAGTCCGATGACAATGAGCAAATCGCCTTTGAATACTGAGTGAATGTTTTTTATGTGCATGTGTTTATATTACCAGTTTCCTTTTAAGATTTCCTCTGTTTTTTCCTCTTCAGTCATAATGAATTGCTGTTGTGCTGTATTAAACCATCGTGTCATACGGCATCCATTACGCATGATCTGTCTCCTTTCAAGTTTTATTGAATCTCGAAGTATTGATGATATAGACATTTCTTCAAACTTTCCCATTGGCTTTGATGCAAAGCCTCCATGAAGACAGTTTTTGTATACTTGTTCAATGCTTATTCCATCAATGCGATCCTTTTCGCTCAAAACTGTGTAATACCACTCTGTTACTTTTCCTTCGTTTGGATCTGCGATCCTTCGCTTGTTTTGCTCTGCAACTGTTTCTTCTTCAGGGAACTCATGCACTGTTTCTTTGAGTACGGTTAAGCGATGATACGCTTCTGCGAACATTTGCTCTCGATTTGCTTCAATCCATTCGGTCTTTGCTTGTTCAAACATCACAGTCACAGGGAGCCAGCGACGGTTTCCAGTTTCGTCTTTCAAGTATTCTGTCTGGTTCGTTGTCATTGCGAATACACAACGGCGGGGGAAATCTTGCGAGGTGCGTTCGTATGGTGGGCGGTACTTGTCGCTTTGCATAGTGATGATTGCCTTCATCCTCTTAACTTCTGTGCGTGATAATGTTTCACCCTCTGAGAACTCTATAATGGCCTTGCCTTGGAACTGCATGAAGAAGTCTTTAGATTCGGTCGACATAGCCGTTTCAACGTGCCAATTGCCACCGAGGATGGCCAAGGAGGTCGATTTACGTGCTCCTTGCTTACCTTCGAGCACTAGAACGTAGTCAAACTTGCATCCGGGGTCTATGAGACGCTTCACGAGTCCTTTAATCCAGTTACTTCCAACCGCTTTATGGTATTTGTTGTCCATCACTCCGAACACTTGCGAAAGCCAGGTGTCGAGGCGAGCTTTTCCATCCCACTTAATGTTTTTGATGAAGTCCGCGGCGCTGTCGTAGGCATTCTCTTTTGATACTTTGATAATAGCGTCGTAAATCATTTCCTTTCCCACCTTTCCGAACCATTCTTTAAAATCGATTGAGATTTGCGCCTGTACGTTGACCGCGTCATTGTCCTCGAGCGTTCGCCACTTCACCCCTTCTTTTATTTCGTACATGCCCTTGAATGAGTCGAAGCGGAATTTGCCGGAGAACTGTTCGCATTTTCTTAAGATTCGACACATGTTCTCGGTATTTTGGAGGAACTTTGGAGCGCCGTTCGAGCCGATAACAAAGAGTAAATCGAGGTCAGGTGCTTTCTTTTCCATTTTCTGAATTTGCGATTCATACACGTTCGTGCACTTTGCGATGGCGTTTCTGATACTGCGATCGCGGTAGTCTTTGCGTTGCTGTGTCTTTTCCCTGTTACCAAGAGGTGACGACATCCATATCCTCTCCATTTGGTCCGCGTTCTTTGCTGTCCAAAAGGCTAGATGTGCGAGGAGACCCATGTCAGCCGTACTTCCATCGCCTTTATATTCTGATGTATCTCCGTTATAAAGTTTTTCGACATCCGCGCCATTCTTTGATGCGAACATGCGACGGAGTATTTCTGAGTCATCCATGGAGAGCGACACAGATGGTGTGGAAACTTTCTCAGCGGATTTTTTTTCTTCACTCTTGCCCCAGGGGTATCCAATGATCGAGAGTAGGCGAAGCGCTTCCTCTGGTGTCACCTTGGCGACTTCCATATCTTTTACGTATACATTTTCTGTGACGGTGAAGTATCTGCCCTCGGTGTAACATTCGAAAGGCTCTTTTTTATTTGCGATGAGCTTGAGTTCGCCTTCAATTTCGAGGAACAAGTGGAGGCCATCGCCGGACGGGCTCACTTCAGAGTATGTGTTCGCTTCGAGTAATAGTTGCGCTATTACCTCTTTCTGTTCGTGTTCAATCTTTCCATCAACAAGGACGTGATCGAGGTCAATGCCAAGAAGGTTGCGAGCAGGTGTGAATACGATACCAATTTGAGGAGAAGACTTTTTCGCGGTTGCGTAGGTGGACCAGGTTGCGGAGTCGGTTGATGACGCTAAAGTGCCATCGACTGAATATGGAATCTTAGTCATGCGATCTCCTTTCTTTACCTTTCGGTAGTTGACCCATCGTGAATCATTTTCAAACTTTTGTACGAGTGCGTTTTTCATTTTAGTTTTGCGAAATGTTTTTTACAGACAAAAAAGAGCCAAAAGACTGCTGCGGGCGCATGACTTCCCGTCCGGGTGTTCCCGGAATCTGTTGGCTCTTTTTTGTCGATAAATATGTAAATGATGTCATGTGTTTTTCAGCAATGGATTCATTATACTTCCGTGTCATACAAGTGCGCAAGTTTTTAAGTTGTGGATAAAGTGTTGAAACAACGTTTACATAGTTTGTGTGATTCATACTCTTTTAAAAAATCTCTTACACCGCAACGAGTACAATGCCTCCTGCCTGGTGTATTTTTTATGAGGATGTTTCTCTTTCTGCGTTGTTTCCTTTCTTTTTTATTTTGTTTATTAAGCACATCTCTATGGTATACGTCCATGAACTCTGCGGAAAGTTTGTCGGATTTAATTTGAGATAGCATGATTTTAAACACAGTATTTTTTGTATGTGTTTTTAGAAGTCTATTTTTTACCGTCGTATATTGTTTTCTAGTGTTATTCATTTAATTTAATCCAGGTTATGCAGGGAGAGCACAAAACTTGTTTATGGTGGATCTCAAGGAAGAGCGAGGAACCACAACGAAGACATTTTGATGTTTCTTTTGAGTATTTATGGATGAGCTTTTTTTGTTGTGATCGGTGTCTGACGACTGTATTTCTTTTATCAGTTTTTCGATCATTATAGATGTCTAAAAATTGCGCGGGAAATCTGCCTGATTTTATGCCGAAAAGTATGATTTTATTTGTCACACTTTCCGAGTGAGTTTTGAGGAGTCGATTTTTGATTTTTGAGTATTCTTTTTTCATTTTGATGCTTCCGCGAATTACTACCTGGTGCATGAGTGAGTAGTAGGAGGTAGTAGCCTACTCTGAAGTAGAAACACAGGTATGTATGGCCGTTATTTCTTATTACTACTTACTACTACTTACTATTATATAAGATGATTACTATAAAAGTCAAAGGGTGGGGTAGAAACGGTGTATACGTAAGCATGGTAAAAGGGGTATATATAGGAAAAGTGAGTAGTAGGTGTAGTAATGGGTATCACAATACATAAACTGTGTTTATTTGTAGCCCTATCTCACTACTACTTTGGGGGGTGTAGTAATTAGGAAAAGAGAGTAGTAATGTGTTAAAAAAACGTGTCACAAGACACGTTTTTTATGTTATAATGAGTTTTATGCGGGCGTGTGGATTGGTTTTTATCGGGTGTTTCTTGGCACCATTTCATCGTAATATCGGACACCTGGGAGCTCAATACCGGTTTTCATCGCATTTCTGATTAATACCTCGTTTGGGAGCACATATTCGACTGGTAAAAGTGATACATTTTCGACTAAAAACTTACGAGTTTTTACGAATCCAACTGATCCATTTGAAACGTTTACATTTTGCTCTGGTTTTTCGATGTTTTCAATCTTCTTAACTGCGGTCTCAAAACCGATCTTTCCTTTGCCTTCTCCGATACGATTTTCTATCTTTGATTTTTCATCTGCGACTCGTTTCATTTCATCTGTCTGATATCTCGTCATCTCTGTGCGTATAAGTGAAATCGATGAATCGAGTTTCTCTTCAAGTGGCTTAAAGAGTGAGCGAATGTTTTTGAGAGCTTCGTTGATTGGCTTGGTGACTGATTCCTTTTTTTCTTTAATTTCGTCACGGTATTTATTGATTGTTGATAGGACAACTGCGGCTGATTCCATGTCCTTTGCGTTCACTATTGATACCTTAGATGCTTTTGTGACGTATGGAGCGACTGACTTTTCTATTATCTTTATTTCTTCGTTTTGGATTGTTTTCATATTTATTTAATTACGTTGATCATGTTTTGAGTAAGAGCGCCGACATAGAACCCGTCAACCGGTTTCTGCCCGGATATTTTCCAAAGGCAGAAACCTGAGAAGTCGAATAAGATTGTGAAGAGAGCGAGGGGTATGATTATGTTTTTCATTTTGTTTATATTTTTATTTAATCCATTCCGCAATAAGTGTGAGGATTGAGTTTAAACTTTTCTAGGATGTTTGTTACGTCTCTCATTTTCAAATCGTATTTAAGGCGTTCATCCTGTGCGAGTTGTTTTATAAATACTCCTGCCTTGTATAGTCCGCGCTTGTTTCGAGTGAAACCCTTATAATCATTCCACTTGTCTTTTAGGTCGTAGTAGTTTATGCAGAGATTTGTTACATCGTAGTCGACCTTTACATATTCGTTTTGCAAAATTGTTTCGTTTGTCATGCGTTTTGTTTTATTTATCTTGTTATGTTTATAGTATATGCTTCCGTATAAATTAAATCAATAGGGTTGGGTGTGGATAACTTTTGTTCTTGCGTATCATATAATTTACATGGTAGCATTACATATATGTTAATTAGTAACTTATCACTGGCACGAAAAAAACAGTGGGCGACACTCTCACCAGACGAGAGGAAAAATCGTCTCAAAATTGTAAGTGATGCACGATGGAAAGGAACAACAAAACAAGTACGATCAGAGCATGCACGCAAAATGGCAATTGATCGTTGGAATAAAATAAAAGCATAAAAAAATGGCACTCAAAGAAGTTAAGAAATGGCCACCAAATATACAACAGATTCAATCTGTGTTTGATATTAAAGGCGTTGATGTTTGTTTTTCATATGGTGATACCATATACAATCCAAGTGGAAACTACATCGATACACCATTACTCGCACACGAGGCTACACACTCAGCACAGCAAGAAAGACTTGGATCACCTGAAGTATGGTGGCACAAATATTTGACTGACAAACCATTCCGAAAGGAACAAGAGTTAGAAGCATACCGGGAACAATACAAAGTATTTTGTATGTTTGAGAATGACCGTAATTATCGTGCACGTTTTGCGTTTAAAATAGCTTCAGATTTTTCATCAAAGATATACGGCAGTATCATTTCATTTAGTGACGCATACAAGGCCATTACACAGTAGTGGCCTTTTTGCTTGCCATGTCGTATAATTTTTGTATATGGCAAAGACTAAAAAGAAAAATATCCTTGATGAGAATGAGGAAATTATGGGAGGTTTAAACCCTGAACAAGAAAGATTTTGTCGATTATATGCTAGTGACAAAGAGTTTTTCGGAAGCGGTATTGAATCATATATCGAGGCGTATGACCCGGACCAGAGCAATCCTAACTGGAAAAATTCAGCGTACGCATGCGCTTCTCGTCTGTTAAAACGGGCTAAGATTATCAAGCGTATAAACGAGCTTTTGGAGCTTACTGGATTCAATGAAGTATCAGTCGATAAAGAGTTACACTTTTTAATCACTCAACACGCGGACTTTCCATCGAAGATCGCAGCAATCCGCGAGTTCAACAAATTAAAAAAGCGTATTTCCGACATCTCACCTGTGACCATTGTGATGCCCACTCCAATTTTCGGCGGTAGTTCAAAGAAACCCAATGAGCGAACTACTGACAAAAAGTAAAGAATACGAGCAAGACTTTCTCGATAGAGAGTTCACATTTCGAGTCGTTACATCGATGGAGAAAGTTTTTGCATTAACGAAACGTATCCGCGGTGTATCCGGCGGTACTTCAGCGTCAAAGACCATTTCAATCCTCGTATGGCTCATAGATTATTGCCAGGTAAAACAAGAGAGAGATAAACTTTGTCACGTTGTTTCTGAATCATTTCCACATCTTGAAAGTGGTGCGATGCTCGATTTCAAAAACATAATGAAAGACCGCGGGTACTGGAATGATAATCTATGGCATGAGACTAAACACGAGTACACATTTGAAACTGGTAATCAGCTTCGCTTCATGTCTGTTGATTCATACGGTAAAGCCCACGGACCGAGACGCGATGTCCTTTTTGTAAATGAAGCGAACAACCTTGAATGGAAAATAGTTGACCAATTAATTACTCGTACAAGGGAGACTGTGTGGCTTGACTGGAACCCATCTGAGGAGTTTTGGTTCTATACTGAGTTATTAAACAAACGTGAAGACGTGGATTTTCTAACGCTTACATATTTGGATAATGAAGCGCTTGACCAAAACACTATTGCCGAGATTGAATCCCACAAACATGATCGCAACTGGTGGCCGGTGTATGGCCTGGGTAAGCTCGGAGTAATCGAGTCACGAATATATAAAGATTGGAAGATAATACCTGAGTTACCACACGAGGCGAAGCTAGTAAAAAGAGGTTTGGACTTTGGGTACACAAACGACCCGACTGCGATCATCGACATCTACACATACAATGGAGGAATCATCCTTGACGAAGTAGCGTATCAAACGCGAATGCTCAATAAAGACATCATCGATGTTTGTAAGTCACTTGAGAAAGTTACAATGATCGCTGACTCGAGCGAGCCTAAATCAATCGAGGAAATATCACTTGCGGGAATACTTATAATGCCCGCGATTAAAGGCCCGGGATCAATCAATAAAGGTATTCAGAAAGTGCAGAGCGAGCGTATATCAGTCACGGCACGTTCAGTGAACACTATCAAAGAGTATCGCAATTATCTTTTCGTAACTGACAAGAATGGCAATGTTACGAATGAACCGACTGACCGAAACAATCACGCGATGGACGCGATCAGGTATGCAATCAACGCATTGCGAAGCGTTACCCAAGAAGGTGCGGCGGAAAAGCAAAAGGTTCGTATGCAGTTGAACAGAAACAGAGCGGAGTTAAGAAGCACAAAATAGACTTTAATTATTAGCGGGTATACAATTATCACAACATGAGAAAGAAAAAAGAGATCGTCTCGGTGGAATCTTCGGAAACTGTCGCATCAATGGTGCGACGACTTGAGAACTCTTATATAGGAGGTGTTACACAACACTCAAAATATGTCTCGATGAGTATGTACGAAAATCTTTGTAAGATTGACGCGTACTTAAACTCGAAACACATCAGCGGCGATACTGACTCGATGGGCCGCGATAAACCATTTTTTAATATCGTAACTGCTGCGGTAAATATCTGGTTTAGAGCAACGGATATTGATAGAAAGAATATCAACATTAAAGCGACACGTTCGACTGATATTCTCGCTGTATTTCTTGCAACTATCCATCTCCAAGACTGGATGAAAGAGGAAAACTTCGGAGCGTTCCTCAATGACTGGGGAAGGTCACTCGCACGTTATGGCTCCTCTGTGCTTAAGTTTGTACCTAAAGGAAAGAAGCTATGTTGCATGGTTGTTCCTTGGAATCGCCTTATTGTTGACCCTGTCGAGTTTGAACCTAACTTGAAAATAGAAGTTCTTGAACTTACTGAAGCACAACTTCAGATGAACAAGGTCTATAATAAAACGGTTGTCGAATCCCTATGTGATTCTGTTTTAGCACGAAAGACACTCGATGGAACCAACAAGGATAACCGCAATGACTACATCAAGATATACGAGGTTCACGGCATGCTTCCACTTTCACACATTACTGAAGATCCAAAGGACGATGACACAATGGTTCAGCAAATGCACGTCGTTTCGTATGTAGCAAAGAAAGAGAACTCCGACGAGTATGACGAGTTTACACTCTACAAAGGACGAGAGAAGAAAGACCCTTACATGATTACCCACCTCATTAAAGAGGATGGACAAACACTTTCAATCGGAGCAGTACAGCACTTGTTTGAGGCGCAATGGATGGCGAATCATTCTGTGAAACTCATTAAGGATCAGCTCGATCTTGCATCAAAGCTCATATTCCAGACACAGGATGGAAACTTCGTCGGACAGAATGCGCTTGAAGCAGTTGAAACTGGTGACATATTGGTTCACGAGCCTAACTCACCACTATCAGCAATACAAAATAACTCCCACGATATTGCTTCGATTCAAAACTACCAAGCACAGTGGATGAATATAGCGAAGGAGATTACATCAACGCCTGACTCAATCGCCGGCAATACGATGCCAAGTGGCACAGCATACCGACAGGTTGCGATACTCAATCAGGAATCACACTCGCTCTTTGAGATAATGACTGAGAACAAAGGACTCTATGTTGAGCAAATGTTGCGAGAGTTCATTGTTCCATTCCTTAAAACTCAAATGGACACGAACAAAGAAATCGCAGCGACACTTTCAGAGCAGAATATAAATATGATTGATCGTATTTATGTTCCAGGCGAAGCAGCTCGAAGGATTCAGCGAAAGTCTATCGATGCACTTGTAAAAGGACAGATGCCGGTTGGATTGGATCACGCCCAGGAACAGGAAGCAGTCAAAAACGAATTGTCTATCGGTGGTAATACTCGATATTTCAAGCCGGACGAACTCGATGAAGTAACATGGCGAGACCAAGTATTGAAAGGACTCGAAGGACGTATTGAATGCGAGATAACAAACGAGACAACAGATAAGGAGGCAGAGCTTTCAACGCTCAATACAATGCTCCAAACAATCGCCTCAAATCCCGCGATACTCCAGGATGAAACAGCTCGAATGATCTTTACAAAGATATTGATACGCGCCGGACAGGTATCACCTATTGAACTTCCGCCACGAGTAACAAATACTCCCGCGGTTCAAACAACTCCTCAACCTATGACAACAGCAAACGCCCAAATGGGCACCTAGGTCGAGGTGGATCGGTGGGCTTATTAAAAACATTTAATTAAACAACTATGCAAAAAGGAAAAATGGCAACAGCAATCGCTAAACGTGGAGCAATACTTTTTCCAAGCATTAGCGTTCCATCACGTCACATGTCACTCGCTCGAAGCGCTGACACTTCCCGCGATGTAGCTAAGAAAGGAAAGGAAATCTCAAAGACTAAAGGTGCAAAAGCATCAATAAGACGCACATCACCTGTGGTTACAAAGACTTCCGTTCAGAAACTTGCAACGAAAGCACACAGGAATGTCGGCAAGGGGTATAAGAAAGACAACAACAAGAGCATGCGAAATACTCCAGTAAGTAAGATGCTTGTTCAGAAGGTTGCTCTTCGAAACATGGGTAAAGACGTTTGTAAGATGACCAGGAGTAAGAAGTGTTAGTTTTATTGGTTAATTAAAAAATTACGGTGGCAAAAAAAATAACAAAAGTTTCCGCTAAAGAAAGGGAAGTAATTCAGCGATCTGCCGAGATTGAATCTCTTACAGATCGTAAGGAACGCGAGTTTCTTAATGCACAGGAAAGTGCAAAAGTTAATAACGAGAAGATGATCGCGTCAGCAAAAATAGAAGTTGATGTTGAGACTCTCACGGAACCCGCTGAAGGTGATAACGAGAAACAGCTTGCATTGAAAAAGATATACACCATTTACTACGAACAGAACCCACGTCGTCGAAAGGACAACATGGAAAAGAACAGGCTTTTGAGGGATCTCGAAATCCTAGGTCAAGAAGGTTCACAGTATGTAAGTGGAGTCATTATTAAACCTCAACAGTAATTCTATGGCAGAAGAAAAGAAAACAACCGCACCAAGGCAGATCATGAGGTATACTAATGCTGAAGTATCACTTATCAAAGCAACGTTCAAGGATAACTACGATGCTTTCATGGCACTTCGCAAGTATTTCCTCGAACTTCCGATGGATACCATCGATAGGCAGATTATCGACAAGCTCATTTCATCAGAGGATACACTCGCACTCTTGCGTAAAACATACCTACCAGACCTAGACGCAAAAGCTCCAATTCATCAGGTAATTGACTTGTACTTGACCCTCGATATTAAAGACAAAGGAGTCGAGCAGTCATTCCTTGCGATTACTTCCCGCGAAATACTTATAAAGTTTATCGATGAAAGACTCGCCGCACTTGAAGAGGGTAAGTATGCGGACAAAACATTTGAGATTTACCTTTCTGATTTGACGAACATTACCGGATATAACCCGGAGGAAGCAGTATCACGAATGTCAGCACGCAATTCGATTATCCATCACTGTGAACAACAGATTGCACAACTTCAGGTATTGTCTTTGAAAGAGGATGAACCATCAGAAGAAGAAGCAAAAGAAAAGAAAGAGCAAGACAGCGCGAAATAACATTGCACACTTTTCTTGAAGGTATATAATTATTAACAACAGTTCTCACACTTAAAAAAAAGTGAATCTAAGCCTTATCATTATGGCCAAAAATGAACACGGAGATGAAACCATTGTTACTCCTAAAAACGACAATGAACAACTTGACGAATTAGAAGTCGAAGAGGAAGAGTCCGAGGAAGAGGAAACTGAATCAGGTGATGAATCTGATAACGGAGAATCTAACGATGACGACGAATCTTCTCACGATGAAGATGAAAAGGTAAATAAGGATTCAAAAAAGAATCACGAAACACCTGAAGCCAAGCTCGCTCGCCTCAAGAGGCAACTCGAGAGACAGCAGAAAAAGATGGGTCTCAATTCGGATGAAAAGAAACCCGAATCGAAGAAAAAGGAAACTGAGCCTTCGATCTCATCAATAGATGTATACTCGTTGATTAAAGCGAATGTCCCAGAGGAAGATTTCTCGGAAGTTGTGGAATACGCAAAGTTCAAGAAAATCTCAATCAAGGACGCTCTCAAGTCATCGACGGTTAAGACACTTTTGAAGGAAAAGAGTGAGGAACGCACAACCGCTGAAGCAACTAACGTTTCAACAGCACGTCGTGGTAATACTCGCCCTAGTGCAGATTCATACCTTGAGAACGCACGAAAAACTGGATCTATTCCAGAGAGCGATGCAGATATCAAGTCAATGATTCGCGCACGAAAAGGACTCAAGAAGTAATACTTCTTAGGTTGATCGGTGGATTAAACCTAATTCTTTAAAAGAAATGGCAAACACCATATCAACAAAGACCTATCGTGACAAGTACCGTCTTGCAAACCTCGACGTACTTCTCCGCGCAGCTCTTGTTGCAGAAAAGATTTGTACCGTTGACCGAACTGACGTTAAGACTATCCAGAACCCTTACGGCTCACAGCCTACTACTGTGGTTCAGGCAATTGTGGGTACTTATACACCAGCTAACTACACCACCACTGATGATACTCTCACAGTTGCTGATGAGTTCATTGTTGGTGAGCAGGTATACGATTTCGAACAGACTCTTACTTCGTTCGATATCTTCGCAGATCGTCTCGACGAACAGCAATACTCAATCGCAACTGCTATTGATTCATTCGTAATCAACTCTCTTGCTTTGGGTGCAACAGGTGCATATACAACTCCTGTCGGCGGTTTCACAACTGCTGCAAACCTTAACGCAATCATCGCTAACCTCGCCTCAAAGGTTATGGGTTACGCTGATATGTATAAGGGTATGTTCCTTGTTATCGAAAACACCGATGTTGTTGGCTTTATCCAGGCCCAGATGACAAACGGTTTCTCATACGCTGATGCTGCTTTGAACAACGGCTTTATGACCACTTACGGTGGTGTTGAAGTCTACGTTGTCCGAACCGGTACATTCGTATCTGCAACTGTTGGTACAAAGACCTTCGTAAACAACAACTGCCGTCTCTTCGGTATCAAGAACGTTACTACTTACGCAGCACCTCGTGGCATCCAGTTCGATGAGAAGGGTGTTTCAGGTAAGACAGGTAAGGAAGTTGTAACCTGGGGTTATGTTGGAGTTAAGGTATGGGCAACTAAGGCTGCTCTTATCGTAAAGATTACCCTCGCGTAATACTTTCGGTCCCTCTTTTGGGGGGATTAAGGTAAATGAGAAACGGGTCTCCACCGACACCTGTGCTCGTTTACCCCAATCCCTCCGAAAGATTTACCACTTAACTAAAACAACACCATGTCAGTATCAAATGGTCTCAATCCAGTATTTGCAGACACAGTTGGTGTCGCGCAGCAAATAGCAACAATAGCGGGTGGTTTCACTCGCCCTGCGGTTGCTATCGGCCAAGCGCTTCTTGGTGTGTACTTTGGTTCAGGAGCCCCTACAATCTCTGCACCACAAGGTTCACTCTATATGAACACTACCGGTTCCTCGACTTCAACTCGTTTGTATGTAAATACAAACGGTTCGACAACGTGGACCGCAGTGACTACCGCTGCATAAGCAAAACTTCAGCCTTTATGGCTGAAGAGAGCATACCGAAAACGATATTATCTCTTTAGCCATAAACAATCACCATGTCACTACAATTCTCTGATACAGTTCACAAGAACGGCGTCATACAGCGCATTGAGCAAAAATGCGGATTTAATGACGGAGATATCAGCGGAAATGCGACGCTCCTTGCTCGATTTACAGGTGGGGTAAACCTTGCAGCCGATGAAATCCTTGGGTTTATGTTCCCACTAGGCGGAAAATGGCAATTAGACGACGCAAACCATACAAAATACCCGTTTATTTCGACAAACTTGGTATCAGGACAGCGAGATTATTCGTTTACCGTCGATGAACAGGGCAATTACATCCTAGACATCTATCGCGTCATGGTTGCGAGCCCTTCCGGCGTATTTGCCGAGATCTATCCTGTGGATATGGAGACAGGAAACAGCAATAACCAAAATACTGACTCGATGATCGATGGACAGAACACCGCGGGTGTTCCAACTCGATACGATAAGACCGGAAACGGCATCTTTTTGGACTTGATCCCAAACTATAACTTTACAAACGGACTCAAAATATTCATCAATCGTGAAGCGAACTACTTTGCAACAACCGACACAACAAAACGACTCGGATTCGCTCATCTTTTCCATGATTATCTCGCAATTAAACCTGCGTACGACTTCGCTTGTGATAACAATATGACCGGACTTATACCAAACCTTGAAAAACAGTTTTTGAGAATGCAACAGGCGATCAAGGATTATTATGGATCACGCGAAAAGGATGCTCGAAGTGGTATGCGTGCTAACGTCGAGAATTGTAAATAAACATTTATGGCAACATTCACAAAAATAAACAGTTTCGTTGAGGCAATCGCTGAAAAGGTGCATAACCTTCAGTCAGATACATTGATGGTCGCATTGACCGCAGCGGCAAATCCACCGCTCGCATCGAATACACAACTTTCAAGCTTGACCGAGATCGCGTATACGAACCTATCAGCACGCACCCTCACTGTGGCTTCTTCTTCGCAGACTGCGGGGACATACAGGCTTTTTGTAAACGACCTTACTCTTACAGCTTCGAGTACTGTTGCGACATTCCGATACGTTGCGATTTACAATAATACGGCTACAAATAAGGAGTTAATAGGATTTTACGACAATGGATCAGACGTAGTTTTGAACTCTGGTCAATCATTCGTATGTAACTTTGACCAAGTAAACGGAGTATTATCAATAGCATAAAAAATAATGGCAAACATAAAACAGGCGCTCAATACATCGGGTACACTCACAAAGACACTGGCATCTTTAGCTAACTCATCAGGGTGGTGTACAACTGCAGTTGATAACTCAACCAACCTTTTTAATTCAGCAGATATTCGCGTAAAAATTAAAACAGGTGCAGCGGGTGTTTCTGCAAATGGATACGTTGGTATTTATCTTGTACGTTCAGAAGACGGAACAACCACAGATTATGATGATAACTTCTCAGGAACAAGCGCATCAATCACTGTGCTTAACTCGACACTTATCGGATATATTTGGGCAAATGCAAACGCAACAACATACTCGGGAGTATTCGATCTCGCTCAATTAGGACTCACTCTTCCAAAGAAATGGGCGATAGCAGTAGTCAATAATACTGGCGCAGCACTCGATTCGACTGAAGGAAACCACGTCATTGGTTACACTGAGAAATATGCAACAGTAGTATAAAAACAAAATGCCAATAGCACCCTTTGTACCAAATTGGGGAAAACAAATAGCAAGTTCACTGTTGGCAAATGATGCGAGCCTAGCTTTACATTGGAAGTTTAATGAATCATCTGGTAACGCAAGTGCATCCGTTGGTGGAATAACACTAACGAACAACAACACTGTTGGGTTTGTTTTGGGTAATTTTGAAAACTGTGCAGATTTTGGTTCATCTAACACAAACAAATATTTTACAAACGCATCAACACTTGCTTGGAACACATACGACACAGGATTAAGTATTTCGTTTTGGGTAAACTTCTATAACTTTACATCAACATACGACTTATTCGGATTTCAAGATACATCATGGAGCGGTGTCTTTTGCCGAGTAAACTCTGCTACATCTATAACTTTTAGATTTGGAAACGGAATAAGTAGTGATGGTGGAAATACAACGGTTACAGTTCCTACGATGTCGGCAAGCCGTTGGTATAACATAACCATGACACATAGTGCTAGTGCAAATAATTACTATTTGAATGGAACACTAATTGGAACACGAACATCAAGTGTTACTCTTTCAGGTGGTGGTTCTGGTCTTGCAATAGGTCAAACATATGGATCTGGAGTAAACTTTGCATCGGTTAAAATAGATGACTTCTCTGTATTTACTCGTGAACTTTCTTCGGGTGATGTTGTTAGAATTGCGGGAGCAACCGGATTACACGCTAGAATGTCTGGTTCATCTTCCGATGCATCATCATGGAATAATACTGGGTCTGATACAGCGATTACATATATACCGGATGATTCACGGAAATATCTTTGCGCAAATTTTAACGGAACTACTTCGAGAATTAGTTATGGTTCATTAGTACACTTACAATCAAGTATATTTACGTATGCTACGTGGATACGACCAACATCAGTCGCAGTAGCAGGAACCATTGTTGGTGGATCTACGGGTTCACCTCCACAATTTCGTTTTGAAACAAACAATACAATAATTCTAAATAAAACAGGTGTTACAACAATTGGAACATCATCAAGAACTATTCCGATAAATAGGTGGTCACACGTTGCTGTTACATACGATGCATCAGGAAATTATGCATTTTATATTAATGGAAAAATAGCAGGAACGGGAACAAACGTACAAACATTCACTTGGGGTAACTATTACATTGGAAGTTCAGCAACATCAGAGTTTTTTACCGGTCAGATTAGAGATGTCATTATTGAAAATCGAGTATGGAACCCATTAGAAATTGGCGTGTACTACCAACGCTCTACTTTTAATTGGAAGCGAAATAACTGGCTAGCAACTCTCGCTTCAGTATTTTATTTGAATGCATCCACTGTGGCGTTTACCCTCACTGGTAACACGGTAACATTTAGCACTATCTATAGACTTATCGCAGCAACAGCCTCGTTTGTACTCACAGGATATAGTGCGACACTACGAAAGGTTGGTGGATGGATAAACGATACAAAACATACTTCAACGTTTACGAATGGTACGAAGCATACTTCGACGTTTACTAACGAAACGAAACACTAATATGGATCAAGATACACTCAACCGAATAGCTGAACTTGAAAAGAGGGTAACGGATCTTCAAGATGGACGAAATCCAGGGCAACTTAAAATGCCTTTGGATTTGATTACCATTCAGCTTTTAAGAGAGGCGATTGGATCAATACAAAGTATCGCCGTTGGTGGTCTTTATTTTGGAACTGATTCTACAAACCCTTCTGTGCTTCTTGGGTATGGTACTTGGACAGCGTTTGGAACTGGTCAGGTTCTTGTTGGATATGACGTGGGACAAGCTGAGTTCAATACCTTGGGTATGACTGGAGGTGAAAAAACTCACACACTATCTATTAGTGAAATACCATCACACAAACACGATGATGCTGGTGCTTATCGTAACTATGTTAGATACAACGGAGATGGTGGAGGACCAAGCGTAACAGTTAGTGATGGTTCAAGCTCAAATACAAATCCTTGGTATGTTGGAGTTCAACCTCAAGGTGGTGGAGCAGCGCATAACAACCTTCAACCATACGTCGTAGTGATGATTTGGAAGAGAACGGCATAACGTAATATAATATAATCATGATTTCAATACCTCAAAATCGAAGGTGGACACAGTTAAACTCCGGCAAAGTATTCGGGTCATTATACTCGACTCGTAATATAAACTTTGATGAAGAAGGTTTCTTGAAACTCGCTCGTAAACCTGTGGCGCTCTTGTCCAGCGTGACAAGTTTTGGTGCACTAATCTCGCATGACTATTTGAACGTATCTGGTATCACCGGTTACTACATGATGACATCAAGTCACATTTTCTATAACCAAACGGGAACAATAAACTCACCAACGGATATCGATGGTTCAGGTCACAACGGTGGAATAAATAATGATGGTCTTATATGGCAACAGAGGTGGTATATTTCTCAGTCATCATCTTTTTCATACTATGGAATTGGTCCCGCATGGACTACTGGGCTTGGTTCGCTCACTTCAGGAAATCCACACCCACTGTGCGTATTTACTAACTTAAACAATCTCACAGTAGGTGATGGTAATCAGGTAAAACTTTATAGCACATCGCACTCACTTGTTCGCACTCTCGATTTGCCTTCAAACTTCGAGGTACGTTGGATGGTTTGGAGAAATAATAATCTTTACATCGGAACACGAAATATTTCCGGTGGAAAAGCGATGCTATTCGTTTGGGACGGTTCATCTTCTCAGGCTTCAGGTGGTTACGAATGGGATGGAGCTTGGTTTTTCTCTGGATGCCGTTATGGTTCATCAATAGCACTTATGTCATCAAACGGACAGCTCGTTAAGTTCAACGGTGCCGGATTCGATGTCCTAGCCTCCCTCCCTGTGTACTACTCTTCACTCTCTTGGTATGACGGCCAGGGATATGTAAACGGGCGTATGGCTCATCGAGGCATGGTTGCTGACGGTGACGTTATTTATCTCAACATTGATACAACAGTAGCGGGTTCAACACTGTACCTTCAAAACTCACCTGGAGGACTTTGGCAGTATGATCCACAAGTAGGTCTCTATCATAAAGCGGGATGGCCTTCAAATAAACTCTACTCATATACGAATCCAACCGTAGACTATACAACCGATACGGTTACTTTTGGTACAGCGTTTACTTCACCAACAGGTACAATCGTAAACTACACCGGAAACGTTGGAGGGCTTGTTACAAGTAGCATTTATTTCATCATTCGTATGTCGAGCACTTCGATAAAGCTCGCAAGGACATACGCGGATGCAATAACGGGAACTGCTATCGATATCACCTCAAATGGTTCAAGTTCAAAGTTTACCTTCCAGGAAAATGACGAAGCGGGACGAGTATTTGGATCATCAACACAGGTGGGTGCCGTTGCTCTCATATCAGACCTTGATGCGGATATTTCTACATTTAACCAAGTAGACAAATCAACACTCATTTACGGAAATAGAATCGTCGATGATAACCAACTTGCATCGTATTCACCTGTGCTCGCCTCCCTTGCGGTTGGTTTCAACGTGGGAAACTTTACTACACAGCGAATCTTTTCAGCGAATGTAACCGAAGCGTTTAGCAAGCTCATTGAGAAGTTTTCTAGGCTTTGGGAGGACTGCGATAGTATCACGGTAAAGTATCGAACAAAAGAAGGCCGCGGAATGCCAATTAAGGGAATTGGTTCATACTATGCAATGTGGGTAACATCAACTCAGTTCACCACAACGCAAGACCTTCGATACGTTATGGATGGTGACGAAATAGAGTTCATCGATGGTCGTGCTTCAGGTTATACAGTGCACGTATCAGGGACACCAACAAACATTTCAGGAACATACACAGTGAATATCGATGAAGCACTTCCGAATGTCGCAGCGTCAGATAAATCAAGTTACATCATCGATAACTTTAGAAAGATTAACCAAGGAAAAGTGAATGCATCAAGCGTTCAATCAATAAAAAACTTCGCTGAGTTTATAACAGCAGCAAAGATGCCTTGGGCACAGTTTAAGTTTGAACTTCGAGGAGTATCTGAACCAACAATCGAAGAGACACAAGTTATTAACAGCGTTCATCAAGCAAGCGAATAATGATATACTAAAATCAAATGGCAACATCAACCCCATACAAAATACAGTCCGGTGATACACTTTCGCAGATTGCTGTGAAAAATGGAACAACCGTTGACGCTCTTGCAAAGGCAAATAACATTGCTGATCCAAATAAAATCTTTGCCGGACAGACATTGAATATCTCGAAACCTGAGCCAATCGTTTCTTCTTCAAACGTCGCTGTTCAGAATCCAAATGTACCCGCAACGCCTCCAGTTATTTCTGCATCAAGCCTCGGACAGCCCGTCAATGCACCAATCATAAAGCCGGTGAATGATACTACTGCAAGTAATAACCTCGGTGTTGCTGCGAACATGGACGTCAATACCGTTGCACCAAACGTTTCCCCTAACACTGTGCATGTTGTCTCATACGTTGATAATCCAGACGGAACAACAACAAACACTTTAAGCGATGGAACAAAAAGCGTTGTTCG